TGCCTCTGGCACGTACTGGATAGCACCTTCGCCAGAATTGAACTGCAGGGTTACCGCATCAAAAACCTCCTGATAGCTCGGCTTGGTGTGGTAGCAGCGGGTGTGATTAGCCATCCGCAGCGCTTCCTTCTTGGGATCTACGCGCCAGTTACCTTCTTCGTCCTGGCTGTAGAGGCCCAGCTTCGCCGTTGCCGCTTCGCTGTCGTCTTGCGAGAATTGACGCATACCCGCAGAACGGCGGATGTTACCAGCAACAATGCAAGTAGCAGCTTCATCAATCAACAGGCAGGCTTCAACGGTAGTCAGCTGGCGACCCACAGCGGTGTTCAGCAGGTCTACAACCTTGCGGAACATCTGCTCCAGTTTGATGGGGTTGGCGGTTCCGCCAAAACCCTTCAGACGCTCTCCAGCAGGGCGCACCTGGCCAAGGTCCAGGGTCAGGTCCATCTCTGGACGACCGTAACAAGCAGCATTGATCACGGCCTGGTAAGCATCCATCCATCCCTTACGGCTGTCGCCGACGGAGATCATGATGCTGGTTTGGTCGGAAATTACGTGGGTGCCTGGGCTGCCAGGGGCGTCGCCGACGGGATTGACGCGGACGATGTTGAGTTTGGATTTAATGGGCGGCAGCTTGTCGATCACATCCTGCTCGAGAACAGCGCCAGTGCCAGATCCCTGCATAGCAAGATCAACCAGCAGGCCAAAAGCCTGAAGGTCTTGGATGTGGGTAGAAGTGCAGTTGTAGTAGCCAGAGAAGTTCTCGGGCTTCTTACCCCATTCGGTACCAGCGACCCAGAAGGCACGACCAGAAGGGAATGCATGCTGCGCGAGGGCCTGTTCCTGAACGATGGCCTTCTCCTCTGGAGTGAACTTGCCAATGTCGGCAAGGTCGTCCGTCGTGCGGGTCATGGCCTCCTGGAAGCTCTCTCGGGTGCCATCCTCCTTGCGGCGGGAGTAAGTGCGAAGAAAGACCGTCTCGGCGCTTGGGGCTTGAGGACGGAAGTCGGACATATCTGGTTTTGAGACGCGAGGTTAGTATGCCTTTCGGCACAACCAAAGCATAGCATGAAAAAAGGACCCGGAGGCCCTTAGTCGTAATATTCGGTTACAACCCAAAGAATGAGTTGATGACGGGAGGCCCCTCTACGTGGACGTGAGGCCCTCTAGAAAGCCTTCCCGTGGAACCGCACTGAGAGACAACCTGGCCGGCCTGATAGAAGCCGTCGACGCCTTTGTAGTGCAAATGGCTAATGGAGATGGTGCCGACAAAAGTCTCCTGAGTAAAAACCCATCCCATGTCACGGCTCCAGTGAAATCTCCCGTAACCATTCCCCATGGCGCGAACCTCGGAACCAAGCAAGCAGGCCTGGTCGATTCCTTGATGGTGCGGGGATGGCTCCTGAATGACGGGGCCTGTGACTGGGAGGATGATCATCGGGCTAGTCTGGTAGTGTTTGGCAGTCGTTGGTACTCAACGGGATAAGTTTGATCGAAGATGCGGTTGGCGTCGAACTCGTCAACACCCTTGATAGTCGTGCAAACAACGAAGTCGCTGCCCTTGAGCTTGTAGAACACGAGGTAGTTGAGTTCACGTTGGCGACCAAAAAGGAACTTAAACATCGTAAATTTTTGCTTCAGGGCGAGAAGGGTTTTCTTGGATGAAGGCTTCAAAGGCCTTCGTGGACTGATCTTTGTCACAGGGACAATCCTTGTTTTCGCAGTCAGGGTTGTTGCAGGTCATGATTACCAAATCGTAAAGGGGACTTGAATACCAAGACCGGTATGGTGCGGCTTGGTCGGATCGGACGGTGGCTTAACCAGGATCTCAAAGTCCCCGAAGACTGGGACCCCGTCGACCGCTGAACTCGGGATTTCCTGGATAAAGGCCGGCGGGGGTGGTAGATCGTTCACCGCCCCTGACCTCTATACTTCTTGGATCCCTTGAGCGAGCCACGCTTGCGCTTGCCATCACCAATCGAAGTCTTCTTGCCGAAGTCTCCAAGCTTGTGGCCGTCGCGGGCGTAGGAGGCGCCTTTCTTGCGGATTGCGCTGTAGCTCATAGTTGCTCTCTCTCCCAGATGGGGATGAATTTGAACGGTGGGACCGGCCACCCAAGGGCGCCGAAGTCCTTCTTCAGTTTACGATGCATGGTCCAAGCGCACCAGAACATTTTTGCATTAACGTAATGAAGCTTGATCTGGGCCTCGACCCAGAGAGGCAGCAGGAGGGCATCCTTAGGGAACAGGATCACGAGAGCCGCCAGAAAGGCGTAGATGTAGAGGTGGGTCATACAGGGTCGTCTGCGAGGTTGTGAATGGTATAGCCAAAGGCCTCGGCGAGACCCAAGTGCTCCAGTGAGTAGATTAGCGCATCAACCTGAGTAGAAATGTCCAGGTCGTTACAGTAATCAGGATGCCCAACTACGATTTGCTTGGCGCCGTGACGGGGGCGGGCGACCCATTTGTCGCGGGAGTTGATGTTATAAAGCCAGCGAATCTCTTCGCATAACTTGGTGGCTTCAGGGTTTTTGAAGACTTTGGTCATTACCAGCTTGGATCATGGTATGTGCGTACTATTTCAACGCACTGTGGTAAGAGTTCGCGGGCCGTCAAGGTGGCATGGCACATTGAATATGCCTTGATGTACAGCTCGCGACGAGTGCCGTTCCCATCTTGGTAAACGACGGTGAAATCCTTAGTCATAAGAGGATCTCCTGGGTACTGGCCTATCATAGGGCTCTGCCCGCATTTAGCGCAACCGTAGCTTGATGCATCGTAATATGAGCACGGTTCCCGCCAATGCCGCTGTAGTAGCTGTAGGGGCCTCTGTAAGCCACGGAAGCCCACTCCTTGGCCAGGGAGTCCAGAGCGTACTGTAAGGAGCCTCCACCGAGCAGGTAGCGGCCAATCTGTGGACGCTTATGACTCAGTAGCGTGCAGAACAGCTTGTTTTGAACTTCATTGGTAAATTTCTCGGACCAGGCGACCTTCGACCACTTGACAGCCAGCTTCATGGTGGTAGGGATCAGCTGATAGCGGCCAACGGCGTATACGCTGCCCCGTTGAAGCCAGAGCACCTCTTCAATTGTCATCTGGTGGAACTCTCTACCAGTAATGCTCTTGATGCCTCCAGGAGTGTCTCCTGCACGGCCCCTGTTGACTGAGTTCCAAGTGCCTTCCCCTTTGGCGATCAGGTCAGCGATGGGCTGGCAGCGCTCTTCAAAAGTAGCCAATTGGACCTCCTGGGTTGGTGGCGGAAGAGATGGAGTCGAATGCGCCGTATTGAGAGGAAACAGCGCAGCGGTGGCAACTGTTGTTAGTCGATAAAACATTAAAGATCTCGGTAACCGACAAACACGGCAGGGGCTATACGCAAAAACCCAGGCAGGGCCTGGGCTTGGTGTAGCGTATCGTGCTCTCGGGTGGTCTAGCTGACTCGGATAGACCGTGCCAGCTCTGTGAAACCGCCTATTAGGTTTCCTTCGGCAACGATAGCCGGATAAGTGGGCCAATCTGGGTGTTTTTGTGACACTTCTTCATAATTGGCGCCCATTTTATCCAGAAGGAGTTTGGCACGCGAGCACCAAGGGCAGTCTTCGCGGGTGTAAACGGTGTAGGTCATTGCTGAGTAATTCGGTCGATGGCTTGTTTTGCTTTTTTCGGCGTTGGCCAAAGGCCCAGCCAGACGACTGTGCCCTTGATTTTTGCCGTTGCTAGGTAGAGTACCTCGCCAGAGGACATGGTTCTAGGAAAGACGCCGGCAGGTAGTTCATCCATGGCGCATGTCGGCGATACCGGACAACTTGGACTGAGGGACAAAGTAGCAGGGGCGACCTGTCGACTCGCGCCAATATTCACTGCGCTTGCCATCTGAACCCAGAATACAGCCCCTGATACGCTTCTGAATCCCAGACCCCGTTACGAGGACATAGATGTGATCGTCTTTGTCCTCCTTGTGGAGCAATAAGCAGCCATTGTCCCTTCGTGTTGAACGAACCTGAATGTTGTCTCCCACATCTGCAGTAATGCTTTGCGGGTTGTTAGCATAAGGAATCCAGTTCACGCCAAAGGCTCTGGCCACCAACATTTCAGCAGCGCACGATTCGATGTCGTTCCCCCAGAGATCCTCCGCCAAAGCTCCGTAGGGCTCTGGCCGGTTGGCCCTAATAGCCGAGATACGACGCATGATCCCGGCTTGAGCCGCGAAATAAAGATCAGAAGTTGTTAATTGCATCATACAACCACACGAATAATCGTTTGAGGCTCGACAATAGCTTCGTGAGCCTTGTCCGCCGACCTTGCGTTGTAAGCTTCAAGTGCTGCGATGATATTGTAACCTTTAACCCCGTCGGTGTTCTGAAGGTCACACTTGATACCATCCAGTCCTTGGGGTGTGACAATGTGGATGTTCTGAGCGGCTTTTGAAACATAACCAAGAGCCTCTTCGGAATAAGCATTGCTGCCTACAAGGGATGCGTTACGGGAGATGTAGTCGGAGACCATTGAGCAATGGATGTGACCACAAAGAATGTGCGTAATGTTGATACCCTTGGCAGCATACTTGCCGATCATGGCCTGAACCTTCTTCTGGTCCGTGGCATTTACCTGATGACCATGAATGCCAAGGAAGGTCTGATTATGTATTTTAAATACCACCTCGTTGGCATTGAAATCATGGAAGCGAATGGTGCGATCGTCAATTTCGTCAAAAACTGCTTCCAGCATTTTGAAGATTGTAAAATCGTAGTTGTCGGTCGCTACGACATCAACCCAGCCCAGATCTTTCTTGACTCTTGATTCGTTACCTGCAACGCCGAAGCAGTCGACGAAAAAGTCATTCAACAGATCCATGAGGAACTGCTTGTACAGGTGCACAGCCAGCAGGGTGGCCTTGGCACGATTGGTGCTCATTGCGAGCAGCTCATCCAGGCGACGGTCGCTATTCATTAGATCGCCACCGAAAAAGACGACAACCTTCTGAACGCCCATAGGGGCCGCGTATTGCTTGACCTTCTGAGCAAGCAGCTGCAGGCGCTTGGCGGCAACCTCGAAGTCGAACCTGTTAGTGGGCAGGTTGACTAGTTCATTGAAATGATTATCAGAAAGGTGAACAACAACAACAGGGGATTCGGGATCAAGAGGCCCACTGCGACGAGGACAGCCAGCAAGTGAGTGTCCGACCTCCTGCAGAAGTCGCAGAATTTCCTGACTATAGCCCTCAACTGCATTTTCAATTCTTGCATGTTCGCGAAAAGCTTTATTTGCTATACGATTCCTATCAGCATAGGCCTGATTGGACTTTGCTAGGCGAGCATTCTCGCTAATGATCTCATGGTCGACGTCAGCTGCGTTGATTTCAGTCTTGATGTAGCCGCGCAGCTGGTTGGGTTTAGCGAGGTACGGATGGCGCTCAAACAGCGCTTCTGCGGCACCCAGATAGGATCCTTTTTCCAAGTAAAGCTGAGTTATCTCATCCCTGAGATGACTGATCGGCGTAAGGCTCATTGGGGTCCTCGAAGGGGTTATCATTCAGTATAAGGTCAAGATGAGCAAGAACGCCTTCGCTGTCATCGATGATAACATTTGGGCGGACCAGCGCTCGAAGCTGCTGCATGTAGTGGGGCTCAGCAACCACGACAATAGACATGACGCTGTGAGGGGTTAGGTCTACTGCAGAGTAAAGCTCAAGCTCTTGAAGCCTTAACCTCAGCCATCTTAGCGCAGGATTCTCAATCCTGTCAAGCAATGGTGCCAAACGCTCCCTGATCATGGGGCGATGAACGTAGATACGAAGCAGGCGACGCTCGGCAGCCAAGCGTGTTTCTTGGTAGTCACGAGGCGACCACTCAGTCTCCAGCGCATTAAAGTCGGTGTTACCCCATTGCTTTGCAAGCTTGTCAGCCTCCTTGTCGCTGGAGCTTAAGACTCTCGCGGCCTTGTCGATGTAGTGAGTACGAAGAGCCTTTGAGCGAAGAGAGTCGATCAGTTGACGCAGTTTTTCTTCTACGTCGGTAACCATGGCCGTGTTGCTCTTGTCCAGGGCGGCAGCCCAGACATCAATCACCCAGTCAAGCCAGGATGGAGCGGATGCCAGGTAGTGATAAAGATCCCCTCCTGAACGGATAACTTCGTCCGGGTCCTGCCCTGAAGGAAGGGATGCGACGTTGATGTTAACCTCACCAGCCGTAGCCATTGGACCGGCGGCACTAATGAAGTGCTCTGCGGCTTTCTGCCCGCCAGCGTCTCCGTCGAAGCAGAGGATGAAGTTCTTGGCTATACCAGAAAGTCGCTTTAGTACAGCCTTCTCAGGAACACCGGTACCTTGCAGGGCAACCACATTACGTATGCCGGCCTGCCACATGCTGACCACGTCAAGGTGGCCTTCGACAAATACTAGAGAGCCGGCCTCTCTGGCTGCTTCCCTGGCGCGATACTCGTTGAACACCAGCTGTTTTTTCTGGAACTGATCGCTGTCGGCGCTGTTCTTATACTTGCCCGGCTGGTCGCCACATGCTCGGCCAGTCCAGCCGACCAAGTAGTTTCGATGGTCTCGAATTGGAATCGTGATACGACCAGCAAAAAAACCACTTGGCGCAAATCCCAGCTGAAACTCTTTAGCCGCGGCCTTCGTAATGCCTCGGTCCTTAAGAATCTGCCGAATCCGACCAGCCCTTGAATCGTGCAGGTTCTCTTCGTAGCGCTTGTTTTCAGCTTCGTTCTTCTCCAGGGCTGCCATGAATGCAGCCTTACGACGGCGAGCCTCTTCCGGATCCTCGTCATCAGTCTCAAAGCGAACGCTAAGGATGTCAGCTGCAATCTCGGCAGCTTCCCTCCAGGTAATGCCCCTGCTTTGCTGTAGGTAGTCAATCACATCACCTCCCTGGCGGCAGACGTGGCAAAAGCAGAAGCCTTTGTCGTCGTTGACCGTAAGGGACGGGTTGGTGTCGTCGTGCCAAATGCACTGAGTCAAAAACTCCCGCCCAACCCGCTTCAGCTTGGCGCCAGAAGCTTCGATGACGGACGAGAGTGGGGCTGCCTTGATGGCCTGCAGGGAGCGGGGGGTTACTGCCATAGGTTCAGAACAAAGAAGGTTGGAACCGACCGTCGCCGACGTCTTCCCAGCCTTCTAACAGGCTAATGTCCACGTCCGACCAGTCCATCGTAGCACACCCAGCGGCAGATAGCACAGCATCGACGGCCTCCCTTGGGATCCTTCCGCCGTTTCCGTTGAGATACAGCTCAATCTTGTCCAGATGCTTCTGCAGGTCGCCCGAGAGCTTATTCAGAGCCATTTCAGCTTGGTCTAGGTACAGGCCAGCGAAATTGACTTCAGAGGGCTCCAGGGCCTCTGTAGGCGTTGCCTGATCCTTCAACTCCAGAGGAGGGCCAGAACAGACCTTGCGCACTTCCTGCCATTCCTGCAAGGTAATTCCGAGGTTGGCCGCGATTTCGATGTCGGTACTACCACGGTACAGCAGCTTACGCCCCTTCACCCAACGCTCTCGCATCTTGTGGCTCAGGCGCATGGAATAGGTACGGTCGCGCACCCAGTGCAGCAGCTCGCCGCGAATCGTGGGAACAGCAAGGCTAGAGAACTTCATGCTTTTGCCAGTCACAGGATGAGGCCTGCTGGCATCGTACCTGAACGCAGCCTTGCAAAGACCTTCGAATGCGACCGATTCAAGGATCGAGTACTCGATACCGGTTGAGCGCTGTATGCGCCACGCTTCTCGTCTGGCTAGGTTCAGGTTTTCAGTTGCTAGCTTTTGCTGTTCCTTGTCTAATTTAAACTTGGCTGGCTTTCTAGCCATGTTCACAAAACAGCTAGTTCCAGTCTACCAGGCTTGATACTTGGGAACATTTGGCAAAACCCTGTCACCACGCCCCCAGGTAACCGATGTCATTTGAGGAGCGGAGCGCTGGCTCATGTAGTTGATAGCCATCGTCAGGGCGTCAACCATGTCATCGTTCTTCGATGCGGGGAAAAGCGAGAATTCATTGATGAATGCATCGAGCCAAGGAGCAGAGGCCGGCAGGTAAACATTACCAGCCTCTACTAGTGGAACGATGCCGCTAGCCCTGGCCTCTTTGCTCTTATCTGGCTTGAAACCAATCAGACCAGGGACCTTCTTGGACATCATCTGATAAACAGCGTAGCCACTAGCAGCAAGCTCAATAACAGTGCCAGATAAAGCGTGTCGTCCATAAAGCCTTGCAATCATTGACATTGTACCGACAACGTCCAGCTTTTCTCGGACGAGATCGAGCACGTAAAACTGATTTCCTGCTTGTCCAACGACAATCCCAACGACATAGTCGCTCTTATTGGTAGCCGTAAAGGTAGCGTCGACCGCCAGCATGACACGCTGGAAGTCCGGCATAACAGTGTCGTGGCTGTAATATTGCCACCAGTCAGGAGCAAACATATTGCCACCTTCCGGTGCCGGCCTCTGCTGGTAGAGGGATGCGAAGTCGCGGGACCCAACTGCTTCTCTGATTCGCTCCAAATCGTCCACGTCGTAACGCTGGGGGCAAAGCGCCTGGCCCACCTCGGTACGCCAGTCCGGGATAACCTCACAATGGGCTGGGAGAATAGGACGGTCGTCCTCCTCCTCGTAAAGAGCTGGAAGATCCACGATAGCCCAGTTTTCACGGCCCTTCTCCGATACATTCATTTCGTTTTCCAGAAGCTGGCCAATCATGTCATTTTCAGACCATCGAGTCTGGATAACAACGATTGCACCAACCTGAGGCTCAAGACGGGTATAAAGGGTGGAGGTGTACCAGTCATTGAGCTTCTGCATCATTCGCGGGCTTTCCGCGTCTTCCCTGTTCTTAACCGGGTCGTCAATGATAAGTAGATGGCCCGAGCGACCAGTAATAGCACCACCAACACCAGCTGCCCAGAGGCCACCATTTCCTTCAGTTCCCCAGGCATTTACGGCTTGCGAAGATGGGTTAAGAAGTCCGCCGGCCTCTTTGTAATACTCTCTGGCCTTACGGGAGAAGCCTTCAGCGAGTTCTGCGCTGTAGGAACTAATGCCCACATACCGATCAGGGTGAGCAAGTAAATAAGCAGCAGGGAGAAGTTGACTCGCAAGCAGTGATTTGCCGTGTCTAGGCGGGACCTGAAGTATGAGTCGATTGCATTCTCCGTCGATAACCTTCTGGAGTTGCTCGATGAGTGTAGCATGGAATTTGTAGAACTTGTACTGAGGGAACACCTTTCGGATGAACTTCCACAGAACAACTTTATTGCCATTCTGCTGGCGTTCAGCCTTGCTAGCTTTTACCGCCTTGACAAGATCCTGTCCCTGGGCCGCCTTCGCCAGATAGTCTTTACCGAGTTTCTGAGCCATGTCATTCGTCGAGTGGGATTCCGTCAACATCGGTTACGTCTTCAACCGTAACCTGCTCCAGCTCGGTCTCAACGACCTGCATAAGCTCATTAACGCCAAGAGAGGTTGCCCAAGCTTGACGGCCCTGCTCGCTAATGTTGGCGGCAGCCCGCATTAAGCCGGAGATGAGTGCCATCGGGATGTCCTCCCCTTCGGCATCTGCTTTCTCGATTCTCTTCTGGATGATCCTCATCAGGTCATTGCTGACCTCGACAAACTTCTCCGCCTGCTCTTGCTGGGTGACACGAAACTTTTCAATATTTTCCTTGTGACGCTTCCTCTCCATTTTATTGGCATCTTTCAGCGCAAGCGCCATCTGCTTCTGATCCCACTTGGCAGCGCGACGTTGCCAGTTGAAGCGATCGGCGTAGACTTGAATTGTATCTTCAATCACGCCATGGATCTCCGCCACCGCCTTGTAAGAGCGGCCAGAACCTAAATGCATGTAGACCTGAAATGCCCGGAATTCCTTGTCCGTTTCGTGCCTGCCTGCTTCAGCGACCCTATACCCTCTCCTGAAGTTGTAAATCGGGCCTGGATTGTATGGCGGCTTTGCTTCCGACCAACTACTGGGATCACTTGACACAACTGGAATCTCTCCTGCGGGCTAGTATTCCAAGGCATAAAAAAAAAGGCCCGAAGGCCTAGAGTAAACTTATCAGTACGACGATCAAGAAAAAGAACGCCGTCATCAGAACAACATTGAAGAATCCAGTCAAAAATTCTTTCAGTGCTTCTTTGTCATCTTGAGTCATCGCTTAATCTCACTAATAGCTTTGACAAGATTCATAATAACATAAGTTTTATCAAGATACTCACCATTACGATCTATTGGTGGTGGATTAACATCAAAGATTTCATCCCACCAGTCGGCAATCACATCGTACAGAGTTGGTGATTTGGTAGAAGATGAAACTACACCTTGCTTGACTGCTTCTCTAAATGCTTCTTTCAATCCATCAGCAACTTGCTCCGATACTGGTTGTCCTATGTTATTTTCCCAGACATCAACATCCCAAGGAGATGAGATATTCTTTTCGGGTTTCCAGTTGAATCCATCGTATGTGGTGTCTAACCATGGAGCATCATCTTTATCAGGTAGATTGTGTTCAGTCATTGATTGTTCCCTCATAAGAGTAATTCACATACAGATTGTCACCACCAATGTTTAGGTGATACATTTTGCCGTTGTTGAGATAGATGCCCAACCATACTGCACGTCCTTCCTCCATGGTCTCGTAGTGTACCATCTTAACATCCTCCAGCACAAACTCGTCTGGGTTCTTTACAAATCGTGTCATTTCTCAAGTCCTGCGGCAGCAGGATTGAACTTTACACAGAACGTGATTTTATAACCTTCAACACACTCTTTTGACTTAAGCAATTCATATTTGCGTTCATCAATTTCTTTTTCAAGTTGTTGGAGTTCTTTGTAAGAGAGGTTGGTGAGGTCAGTCATCGGTTTGTTGTGTATGAGTGTATTATAGACCAAAAGGAGACCTTGTGGGGTCTCCTTGTGCCAGTTGTTCAGGTGTCCCACACCTGAACCTCAAAGGTAATCGTAGTCAATCCTGTAGTAAAAACACCCACACTATCACGATTAAAAGTTACAGAAGACACTTTTGCTTCTCCGTTTTTTATCTTTTCAGCAATCTGTAAGAAACTATCATTTCCACTATCAGTATCATAAGTTACAAAAAATGATGGCGGTTTTGTTGTGATTTCCTTTGGTTCTTCTACTATTTCTGGTGGTTCCTCTTTCTTCCCGTAGAGTTCGTCATATTTTTGTAGGAGTGGATTAGAAGTCATAGTATGTGGTAGTATTGCCGTAGTTAATGTAATGCCAGAACAAATCTCTCATTCGTTCTTCATTTGGGTATCCATCAAGGTGATTCCACATATGGTTCCTCCAAGACCACACACAAAACTCAAATAATGAAATAGAAGTCCAGATTGTCCATCGTTTGAATGTGTCAGTCATCATTTAAATACTCGTGTTGGTGTGCTTGGTATCGTAGCAGAGTTGGGATACAGGATGGTGTGATACCCATAGATTGTAGCACTTCTTCAAACCAATCAGCAGTGGCATCAATTACTGCTTGTGCTTCTGCCTCCTCATTAGGTGGAGCTGTTTGTAGGGCATTCTCAATCATCTTGAGTAGTTTAGTTTTGTCAGTCATTTGAATTGCTCCAATACATCAATCACACACTGAATACAATCTTTGGGGATGTGAATGGTTTGAACTTCTTCTCCATTACCATCCTGCATACTTACAGTTCCATACTCATCCGATGTAAAATCAAAACACCAACCATCTTCATCGCTGACAATTTTGATTTCTTTGGTGATAGTATAAGTCATTCTACATCCTCAAGTAAATTAGAAATACGGTTCAGTTGGTCTAAGTCCATTGGTATGAGTTTCTCTTCACCACTCTCAATACGATCTACCACATCTTGTAGATGCTCAAGAAACTCTTTTGGTAGAGTGTCATCTTCTCCCAGATAAGACCAGAAGCAATCATAACATGAATCATATGGATCATCATAGAACATGAGACCATAATCTTTCCAGTTGCCTGTCATTAAATCAGCCCAGTTTTGAAAGGAATGTTTGATGCTCTGCCAACCAGTCATCCAACAATGACCGATGTAGTATTCAAACCAATTCATCTTGAGCCTCCAATACTGTTCCCATAGCACCCTTTTGAAGTCGAGCAAACTCTTCTTCTTCCTTCTTCCACTCTTTGAACTTGTCACGGAGATCTTCGTTCATAGTCAATTCGTATTCAACGCAGGCCTTGCGCTGTTCGGCGGGATTGACCCAATCACTGAAAACCAATGATAGGGCGCCACTGCGAACAGAATCAGGGCTCATACCTACTGCCAGTAGGAACTTCTCAAACAGTTTAAAATACTGCTTTGCGTTCAAGTCGCCAGCAGGAGCAGTGATTAAAAAGTGTTCTTCGGGAACAATTGAATCATCGTTCCAAAACGATCCGTAAGTAGGAGTCCAGGTGGAATCGAACTTGAATTCAACAGTTGCTTCGTAAGTCACTAGTAAGTCCTCAGGAATTGCAGAATGCAGCTTCGTAGATATTGGGCAGCTCTCGCTCGATGATGCCCTTGATGCCCTCGGCAATCAGGCGGTGCTCCAGCTGGGTCTCAACACCAGCTCGGACCTGAACGTAGTGGATGAACGAACGGATGGTGCCGCTCATATACATCCGAGTGGGCGTTCCAAGGGGCAGGACGGACCTTGCACACTCTTTTGCGATGCCGTGGGCCAACAGCTGATCATACAGCTCCTGTGCCTGCGTATAGAGGGCGTAGATCTGTGGCTCAAACCACTGGATGATGTCTGTAGAAACATCGTCGTGGCTAGCCTGCTTGTTCTTCAGGTCCTGAGAACGCAGATGAGGCAGACCAATGCCTGGCAGGTCGTTGACATCAGAGTAGCGCTGGCTGAACTCTTGGAAGGAGAACGAGCGATGGCGCAGAATCTGAGCGGCGATGGCACGGGTAGTAACGATCTCCACCTGCATGCTGGCCATTTCGAACGGTGACCAGTGCTTGTGCTTGATCAGGTACTTGATCAGCCGTGGCGCGGTGGCCTGGTTGTTCTGATTCTTTGGGTTGGACACCCGAGCCATGTAGACAATCTGCTCTTCAGCGTTAGGAGTGATGCTGACGAGTGAAGCGGCGTGAAGTTCGTGGTTCATCAGTACTCGGTGCGGGTGTTGGGGTTGTAAGGGTTGCGCTTATTGAACTGTATGCATCTTACCACAGCATCGTAGGCCGTGGAGAAGGTGTCGTTGGCCCCGCAGTAGGGGGCACGAGCATTCTCGTCACCCTCTACAGACCAGTCCCACCATGTGCCGTCGTATTCAAAGGTGATCTTCAGGTTAGAAGAGGTCATCAGATTCTTCCTGTTGAGGTTGGGAGTAAGGGATGTACCAGCTGGGATAGCTGAGCCTCCTGATGGTAGCAGGCCGGTTCGGCCATTCGCCAGTCTCTTCACAGGTTTTTAACAAACGCAGGGCGGCGATGCACTTGGCGGTGCCCTCAGCCATCATCTCCTCGTCCACCTGGAACAGGTCGACAGTGTATGGAGCCTTGCGCTCTACCCCAGCAAAGATAAAGTCGAATTTCTTGCCGAAGGCTACCTCAGCAGCCTTGGCGTAGTAGGCGGCCTGGAAATCGTACCCCAGACCCACCACCTTCTTGGTGAAGAGTTCGGGCTCAACGCTGTCGGTGGTCTTCAGATCCAGGACCAGGCCAGTCTCAACGTCCACGCGGTCAAGACGTGCCTTGCATTGGACCCCCTCCCATTCCCAGTAGATCGACACCTCGTTGTGCTTGATGTAGTCCTTCTGGGTGGGGTCGAAGTAGGCCAGTTGCCCGAGGGCCTCGGTCATGCCTTGCACGGAGCCCCAGGGATCGTCCTTGCCACCCTCTGAAAGCACCTTTTTGCGGCCCAGCTCCGCCTTCCATGCTTTGCCCTCCTTGGTGGCCAGGGACAGGCCGTCAGGCTTTTTGACGTACTGGCGGTCAAATGCGGTTGCGCCATCTAGTACCCTGCAATGCAAAGCAGTCCCCATCTCCATCGCGGGAGTGGGGATCATCTTGAACTTCAGGGCTGCCTGGTAATGGGCTGGGCTCTCGAGGATCTTCTTGAGCGACGACTGATTGGCGCCCTCTTCGCGACGATAGTCAAAATCGCTTTCGTTGAATCGTACCTCTGCCATTTAGGCTAAAATAAAGTCTCCTGCCCGCAGTCTAGCGGGTAGATACTGATAAGCCAACGGGAATCCGCCTTTGGCGCTTTCTCCCACATCACCTCAATCTGAGGGATGATGCTGACCCTGTCGTCGACCCACAGGAGGCCGTTAGCAGCGTCCATAAGGGCTCCGATGATATTGTCTGCGTCCGCCCTGCCCTCGCCCTTGATTCGCAGCTCCAAGCGTAGTGGGCCCTCTAATGGAGGACCTTCCCATTGCTCCTTCAGCTGGCGCACCATTTCCTTCTGTTTCTTTTTGTATTCAACAGGCATGAAGGTCCCACGAGAGGTCACGCGGGGCCTTGCCTTGGAGAACAACGGTAGATCAACGATCAACTCGATCGGTGTCGAGGAAGATGACATAATACGTTAAGCCAAAAAGAAAGGCACCACTGATGACCAGGGTGCCAAGTGTTAGTCCGCAGAGTGCTAGAGGAGACATCGGGCTGCTTCCAACGGTGTCCTAGCATACCGCCAGAGGTTTCGGTCCTCATCGTAGATGAACTCGTTTGAGTGCAAGTGAGCAGCCGTGTAATTCATCACCCTGCGCCACGTCGGACCAACAAGGATCAAGGGCTTGTTCTCTAAGTGACCGACCTGCAGGAGCTGTACGACAGTCATCACCTCCAACAGAGTACCATAGCCACCAGGAAGAGCGATAAAAGCGTCGCAATCATCAGTAAACTGCTTAAGTCGGGTAAAAAAATCGTCGTGGTGAGTGTCAAGCTGCACGGCGTCATTGGTCTCTGCCTCGAAAGGCAAGTAAATGCTATATCCGAGCGAACAGACGCTATCGTCGCAGACTGAAGAGGCTCCGACATTGGCGGCTTCCATAAGGCCGGGGCCGCCACCGGTGGCAATTGTCCAGCCATTTTCTGCGAGCAATGCAGCTGCCTCTACAGTTTCCCGATAAATAGTCGAGTCCGGCTCAGGCCGAGCACTGCCAAAAAGCGCAACAGTTTTCATTCCGAGATACCTCCGATGCCGAGCACGTAAGTCTTCCCAAGCTTGTCGACGCCAAACTGAAGGCCGCGACGCTCAAAAGTACGAACGATCTCGCCTTTCTCGAACTGGTCAAGATCTTTGTGCAGCTCATCTACGTCAAAGTCGCAATATGCTGCAACCTCGTTAGCCCACTTGTTCGTCTTCTCATCCCAGTAGGCCTGAGAATACGCAGGCGCAGAATCCCACTCGGCCTGGCCCAGGAAGTCATCAAAGAAGCCCTGGGTCTTTCGGCGACGAGGCACTGGCTCGTACACGTCGTCCCATTGCTCGTCAGAGGGCTCCGTAAGCCGCACAGCGCCCTCTGTAGCGCATGCTGCGTAATCTTGCAGCACATCCTCATAGGTCACGCTGTAGGGGCTCTTAGAGGCCTCCAGGGCTTCGATCTCTCGCTGTAAATACCACTTTGCCTTTTTGAGGTCCTCAAGGGCGCAGTTCTTGCGGCCAGCACGGCTGACGTACTTAACCACGTTTCCGAGGCGGTACGAAAGCTGCCAGTCTTCAATCACGTCGATAGGCTCGTGAGCACGGCCTTCGGCGTAATGAGAGGGGCGATTGATGGGGTCGTGAGTCATTTTTGAATGTCCTCCATAATGTTACGGGCATCATAGCAGATGACGCGGCGGCTGCCAATCTTCAAGAAGACTACGCAGCGAACCTTGTCGCTGTACTCTACCTTACCTTTGCCCCAGCCTGCGCCGATAAAAACCTTAACAGCTGTACCTTTGCGGAAAATGGGCATTGGTGTTGACGGTTGATACATACGCTCAACCGACTTCATGGTAGAGGGCTTGGCGGTAAACTCGCCAGTTTTCTTGTTGAAACGGCCCATCAGTAATTGCCTCGATTCTTCTCAGGGAAGATCATAGCATTTCCAATTTGCCGCCAGAGGGCCTCGGCTTGGGCCCAGTTTAAGCCTTTGGTCTTCTCCTTGGTGTCTCGGTTGAAAACGGTGTACTGGCCGCCAGAGGGCGGATCCTGGTGGTCCTGAATGTCGCGCTCGAGGTTGCGCTGGTAGCGCTCCCGACGAACACGCTTGTTGTTTCGTTCAGCCATCGAGATGCTCCAGCGCAGATTGAATCACGTGCCACGAATCAGCAGTCTCAATTCCATTTGAAAGATCCTTAAGGGCATCAAGCGCCTGCTCCTTCAAGCTCGGCGGCTTGGGGCGG